TAGCCCAGTAATCCATTTTCCTGCCAATGAATGTCGTTCATTTCAAAACCCCACATCCGATAAATTTATCGTATTTGTTTTTAAGCATATGATCGGGATACACACTAAACCCGCCTTTTGCAAAAAAGTCTGCCACTTCTTGGATTAAGTGCTCATCGTGATTATTAACCAAATACTCTAATTCGTAATATGTCAACTCTTCTATCATCTGCTTTTTTGTCACAGTGTCCATCATTTACCGCCTTTCCGTTTAGTGATTGAATGCTTCGCTGACCTTAGCGAATTAAACCATCGACAATAGTCGCTGATGTAACACCGCCCAGTGTACTCGCACTGCTGAATTAAGACGCCGCCGTAGGTCATAAGCCTCATAGCAGCCGCCAGGGTTTCATTATCTGCACAACTGCACCCAATGCTAGCAGTAAGCCAGCGATTTGAAAAGCAAGATAGTAGTCCATGATTAAGCCTCTTCGGTTGATAGAATTTCTTGCGCCACTAGTTCAGCGCACAGCCAAACCATAGCATTTTTAAAGCTGGCGACAGTGCCGATATTATCAGAGATATAGGCCGGAAACGCTCCGAACTCTTCCGTCAGCCGTTCAACTAGGTCATGCAATTGGTCAGCGTATTGGTCATAGATTGCCGCTGTCTCGTGATAGTAAATCATACCACCGACACCGCCTGAACAACCGTGCTCTGCCATGGTGCGAATATCGTCTTGGTCGTGGTTCTTAATAAAGTCGTAAAAGGTTTTCATGGTGTAGTCCTTTGGTTAGTTTTGCCTAAGACTGTCTCTCGACAGTTTCGGGGAATCACCCCATCGTCAGTTAGGCTGACTGCAATTCTGCCCCATCCTTGGCCCTGAGTGCAACACGCCTACGCTCTTCGGCTTGTTTGCGCTTGGCCCATGCAGTGGCGTGTGCTTGTGCTTCCTCGTATGACCTGAAATGATGGTAGCGCACAGAACCATTGCCACAGGAACGGCTTTTTCCGAGCGCATTGCCTGCCGGAAAGACCGTGATGATGTAGGTGTAGTCCTGACTGTCGCAAGCCCAAGCAGTAGGCATTCCGTCAGCCTGAAGACGAATCCGCATAACTCCGTCATTGTTGTAGGTCTCTAGAAATTCAATCATGTGTTGCTCCTGGTTAAAAATTGATCAGTAAATTTTTGCTCTTTCTACCCATATACACAATAGAATCATACCAGATAAACTGTAAGGTTATTGGCAGTGGCTACGGCAAGCCATCCCAGGCCGATGACACTGTATGAAATAACAGTATAGGGTTTTCACCTAAGGACAGCCACAAGCCATTGTGTGTAAATACAACACTATTGCGGTGCACCATGGCGTGGTTATTGCCTAGCTGACTGTCTAACCCTTGAGAGTGCACTATTATGGTGCGTAGTGCTATTATATGGTGCATCACTACCACTTTCTCCCACTTTGCACCACTTTAGTGCATGATTATGTAAACTGTGGTATTTTTACAACACTATGCCTGTATCTGCATAGATGCATAGACACGGGGGAGGGGGTTAGACAGTGTTTGTGTTTAATTGGAACCCTACAACACACAACAAAGGTAAAATTAGACAAGCCCTAAAGCCTAACACACTGAAGAAAAGGCAAAATAGACCTAAATATGGGCTAAATAGGCTATAAAATACTAGATGTAGTAGTGCTAAGAAAGCCTATAGAAATCAAATACTTAGACTTGTATACAAGATACACCTAAGATATGACAAAAAAGATGTGCTCTCCAGCCTCTAAGAAGATAGTTTTTACAAATAAGGCTTGACAAATCCATAAAAATATGCTATAATAAATGCAGTAGTAGAAAAAGTAATGATAACTATATAGATCTGAGCAGTCAACCGCTTAGTTAACTCTTAGAACTCTAAGAACAATAATTATAATTATCACTAAGAATATGATTATTAATATTCTTAAGTAACATACTACTACATGATTAGTGCATATTATTGCACAGCTATGTAAAAACTATGTAGAGGAGAATTTAGTGTCAAACACTGAACCTCTGTCTGATGTCTCCGTGTCCCCTAAAAGGAAGAAGCGTGGCAGACCTCGCAAGGCAGACATCGAAGCAAAGAAAAGTCGTGGAGTGGTCGGAAGACCTCCTGGCGAAGCTGCCAGAATCAAAGAATTCTATGCTCGTCTTTTGAGCACCAGCGGAGAGAAAGTAATTGAGACCGTGCTCCGCAAGGCTATGGATGATACCGACAAGGATCAGGTGGCCTGTCTCAAGATGTGTATTGATAGGCTATTGCCGCTAAGTCACTTTGAGAAAGACAAGGCTGGTAGGTCTAACGCTATCCAGGTGCAGATTGTAACTACAGGTACACCTAAGATAGCTGCAAGAGAAGCCGAACAGATTGATTATGAAGTGATTGATGTTGACTCTGAAGAGGCTGAAGATGGCCAATCTTAGAGTCGAACTCCATCCTAAACAGACAGAGGTATTTAATGATAATCACCGTTTTAAAGTGGTTGCTGCAGGACGAAGATTTGGAAAGTCTCGCCTCGCTGCTTGGACCCTCATCATTGAAGCATTAAAGTCAACAGAAAAGGATGTCTTCTATGTTGCTCCAACATTTCAACAAGCTAAAGACATTATGTGGTCAGTTCTTAAAGAGCTTGGTCACGAAGTTATCAAGTCTGTGCACGAGAATACGGCAGTTATTACGCTTGTAAACGATAGGAAGATTTACCTCAAAGGTTCTGACCGTCCAGATACAATGCGAGGTGTGGGTCTAGCGTATGTCGTAATTGACGAGTATGCAGACATGAAGCCACAGGTGTTCGAGCAGATTCTTAGACCTGCTCTATCAGATGTAAAAGGCGGTGCATTGTTTATTGGTACACCGAAGGGACGCAATCACTTCTATGAATTGTACCAGATGGCTCAAAGAGGTGAAGACGAGGACTGGTCATCTTTTCACTTTACTTCCTTTGATAATCCGTTACTGGACCCAAAGGAGATTGAGGCAGCAAAGAAGTCAATGTCTTCCTTCAGTTTTAGACAGGAATACCTTGCTTCTTTCGAAGCCGCCCAGTCAGACCTCTTTAAAGACGAATGGATCAAGTATGTTGATTCTGATGATTTGCCTGATGACGGTTCTTATTACATCGCTGTTGATTTGGCTGGCTTTGAAGATGTAAGCAAGCAAGCCAGTAATAAGAAGAAACATTTGGATGAAACAGCGATTGCAGTAGTTAAGGTTTGTCTTGATGGTTGGTATGTCGATACGATAGTAGCAGGAAGATGGGATATCAAAGAAACCGCAAACAAGATATTAGAAACAGCAAGAAGTTACGATGTTCGATTAGTAGGTATAGAGCGAGGAATGGCAAAGAACGCCGTACTCTTTAGACCCTATATCTGGTTACTAGGAGGCAGTATGGATTACATGATGGAAGAGAAAGAAGAGTTTGTTCCGCTGAACTGGGACTCTCTGATTACTAACGAAGGCGTATGGGAAGTAATCAAAGAGGAGCTAGATAAGCTATCTCCTTACTGCATGATGACTATTATCACTGCAGCCAAAGGCGAAGGACTAGGTGATAAACAAATCTTCAAGCCGATGACTAAAGAAGTAGAAGTCGAATACGAAGAACTAGAATCCGCTGATCCGTTTGGTGATACCACTAAGGACTAATCATGGCTGAGTTTAAAGAAACCCCAGTTACCGAAGCAGATAAGGACTTAGTATCCTTTATTACTACTCATTGTGACCGCTGGCGTGAGTTTAAAGAAGTAAACTACGAGAAGAAGTGGGATGAGTACGAGCGCCTCTACTACGGTATCTGGTCAGACGAAGACAAGACTAGGGAGTCTGAGCGTTCAAGGATTGTGTCTCCTGCTATCCGACAGGCGGTAGAGAACAAGACCTCCGAGATTATGGAGGCTACTACTGGGCGTGGCGAGTTCTTTGAACTACAAGATAATATCAGTGACGGTCAAACCGTTGATGTTGAGATGACCGCACAACAACTACACGAAGACCTCAAGGCTACCAAGGCAGATAAAACCTGGTCTGAGGTTAATCGTAATGCTGAAGTCTATGGCCTTGGTATCGCAGAGATCCAAGTTAAGAATGTTATGGAACTTGTTCCTACCACTCAGCCTATCCCAGGCGCTCAGGTAGCCGCTATCGGTGTCACTGAAGTAGAGAAGGTAGTTGTTCCTGTCAAATCTATTCATCCTCGTAACTTCCTCTGGGACCCTAACTCAGAAACCGTTGAAGAGGCTCTCGGAGTTGCTGTCGAAGAGTATACCAGCCTGTTCAAGGTTGTAAAAGGAATCGAAGATGGGATCTACCGAAAGGTTAATATTGGTCCTGAGTATTCTGATAATGCTCTTGAGCCAACTCAACTGGATACACTCTACCAAGAAGACAAGGTTAGAATCCTTCGTTACTACGGATTAGTACCTCGTGAATATCTCGACCAACTGGAAAATGATGGTAAGGAAGTAGCAGACCTCTTCCCAGATGATAGCGATGCTGACCAGTATAGTGACTTAGTAGAGGCTGTGGTTGTTATCGCTAATAACCAGTACCTGCTTAAGGCAGAAGCCAATCCGTACATGATGAAGGACCGCCCTATCGTCACCTACGCACCTGAGAAGGTCCCTGGTCGTATCGTTGGCATTGGTACAGTAGAGAAAGGCTACAATATGCAGAAGGCTATTGATGCCCAACTGCGTAGCCACCTTGACTCTCTGGCCTTGACCACTGCTCCTATGATGGCTGCAGACGCTACACGCCTACCTCGTGGTGTCAACTACAAGGTCCAACCTGGAAAGACACTGCTTACTAACGGTAATCCTAACGAGATCCTATTCCCGTTTAAGTTTGGCTCCACTGACGCAGGTAACATCCAGACCGCTGAACGGTTTGAGACTATGCTACTTCAGGCCACAGGTACTTTAGATAGCCAGTCCATGACTCGTGCAGTTGCCTCAGGCGAGGCTGGTGGTGCTTCTATGTCTCTGGCTATGTCTTCTATCATCAAGAAGAACAAGCAGGCACTGATGAACTTCCAAGATGACTTCCTAATCCCTCTGATTAAGAAGGTTGCAGTGCGGTATATGCAGTATGACCCAGAGCGTTATCCTAGTAGAGACTTTACCTTTGTCCCCGCCTCTACTTTGGGCATGGTTGCTAGGGAATACGAGCAACAGCAGTTCATTGGCCTACTGCAAACTCTTGGTCCTGACAGTCCTGTACTGCCTTTGGTCCTAAAAGGCATCATCAAAGGCTCCAGTCTGTCCAACAAGGAGGAGTTAGTAACTGCTCTGGACCAGATGAACCAGCCTGATCCAGCCCAACAGCAGATGGTACAGATGCAACAGGAGGCTCAGATAGCCCTTCTACAGGCTCAGATTGCTGAACTGCAGGGTAGAGCACAAGAGAGCCAAGCAAACGCCCAGGAAAGCCTTGCAAAGGCTCAGAAGACCAGTGTTGAGGCCCAACTGATGCCTGAGAAGATGCGAGTAGACATTATTCAGGCTTCTGCCACTAACCTGAACAACCAGACCACTGACGATTTTGAGCGAAGACTCAAGGTTGCAGACCTAGTTTTGAAGGATAGAGAGCTAAAAACCAAGGAAAATATCGTAGAAGCACAGATGAAGACGAAAGTCCAGTAAAAAACTTGACAAAATCATAAAAGTGTGGTATAATTAATACACTGTTGTAGAAATACAACACAGTCCTAATAAGGAGAAACTGTGGATAAAGAGTTACAAGCCTATTACGAGGCTAGGTTCGACATGATGGCATCCAAGGGATGGCAAGACCTGATCGAAGACCTACGCAAGATTGAAGAAGTATCAAAGGATTTAGACAGATGTAACGGCATAGAGGACTTGTACTATGCCAAGGGACAGTTAGACATCCTTAACTTCATGTTTAAACTCAAAGAAGCGTCCGAAGATGCTTATGAGGAGTTACAACGATGAAGCGGATATTTGAATTTAGGTGTGTGAAAGACCACATCAGTGAGAAATTTGTTGATGATGAGGTTCGCTCTATTGAGTGCCCACATTGTCACAATGAAGCCTCTCGTATTATCTCGTCACCCCGCTTTGTGTTGGAGGGCATCACAGGTGCGTTTCCGACAGCACATGATGCGTGGGCTAGAAAACATGAGGAGGCAGCAAGAGCCTATCAAAAGAAAAGCGAAAAGAATAGCTGATCCGATGGGTATTTTAATTTCCTAGAATCCATTGTGGACAGGAGGATAATGTGGCAGAAATAATCGAAACGCAAGAAGAAGACCAAGTACAAGGGCAAGAGTCTTGATGAAATTATCAAGATGCACCAAGAGGCTGAGAAGCTAATTGGTAGACAAGCCCAAGAAGTTGGGGAAGTGCGTAAGCTAGCTGATGAACTTATTAAGCGACAACTCGACTCCAAGAAGGAAGAAGTTCCTGCCGCAAAAGAAGACGAGATCGACTTCTTCGAAGATCCGAAGAAAGCTGTAAGTAAGGCTGTAGAGCAACATCCTGCTATTTTAGAAGCCAAGCAACAAGCACAGTTTCTAAAACAGCAACAGACATTTACAAAGTTACAACAGAACTTCCCAGACTTTCAGCAGACAGTTGCTGATCCTGCGTTTGCAGAGTGGGTCAAGGCTTCACCAGTTCGTATGCGGTTGTATGCTGCGGCTGATGCAGAGTTTGACTACGATTCAGCGGCAGAACTGTTAGGCAGTTGGAGTTATGTTAAACCTAAAGCGTCTGTTCAGGCTGCAGTTCCGTCACAGGAGGCTAAAGCCGCACAGAAGGCTGCTATCAAGGCAGCAACTGTTGATGTTGGTTCTAACGCATCCTCGCCTACATCTTCTAAGATTTATCGAAGGGCTGACTTAATCCGACTACAATTGGAAGACCCTGACCGTTATTATGCACTACAAGATGAAATTCTTGCAGCGTATGCTGATGGCAGAGTCAAATAACTTAACTTAATTTAGGAGATTTAAAATGCCTTTAGGTACTGGTAATGTAACAACGACAACCGCAGCAAAGTTTATTCCTGAGATTTGGAGTGACGAGATTGTTGCTGCTTATAAGAAGTCACTGGTTCTCGCTAACCTCGTGAACAAGATGAACTTCCGTGGCAAGAAAGGTGACACCGTTCACATTCCTAAGCCCACTCGTGGCACGGCTTCGGCTAAGGTTGCTAGCTCTCAGGTCAATCTGATTGCTGCTACTGAAGACGAAGTGGTTGTCAGCATCGACAAGCACTATGAGTACAGCCGACTGATCGAAGACATCGTGACTGTTCAGGCACTGCCTTCGCTTCGCCGTTTCTACACGGATGACGCTGGCTACTCACTCGGTGTG